TACCAAGTCGACTTATTGCTAAAACGTTCGTGTTTCGACTCATCTACGGAGGATCAGCGTACTCTTATGCGAATGATCTTAACTTCTCAAGTATTGGAGATGAAACGTTCTGGCAAGGAGTTATCGATCAATTCTACGAAAAGTACGCAGGACTAAAGGTATGGCATGAACAACTACTAGAACGTGCTATGCGTGATGGTCGTATCGATATGCCTACTGGTAGGTTCTATAAGTTTGAGCCTGAGGTTAAGTATGGTAAAGTTAAGTTTCCTCGTACTAAGATACTTAACTATCCAGTACAGGGCTTAGGTGCTGATCTCATGGCTCTAGCTCGTGTCTCACTTCGTAATAGATTGAAAGGTAAAGAAGGAGTCTTGATGGTCAATACAGTTCATGACTCAATAATACTTGACTTTGATCCCAAAGTATGGGATAATATTAGTCTAGTGCAGATAGTTAATAACTGTTTCAACGATGTGCCAGCTAACTTTAAAAAGATATTTGGTACGGAGTTTAACCTACCTATGAGGGTTCAATGTGAAGTAGGACCTGACTGGGGCAACATGGAGGAAGTGAATGCTTAGAATTAAAATTATTGATGTTGGTACCCCTAGCTCTCACCAATCAGCTAATGGCTTAGAGTATCAAGCTATAGAAGTTATCTTCAGGGATAATGAGGACCAAGTCTTATCTAAAAGATTATTCTCTTTTAGAAATAAGAATGTGTACAGAGCTGCGAGTAGTTGGACAAAGGGTACCGAAATAGATATTGTGGATGAAGCTGATGCTAAAGGGTTTGTTCAATGGGTTGACTTTGATTTAGTGCAACCTAAAGGAGACGACGATGTTCCCCTTTAGTAAAACTTGGATCACAGTACTAGAAGTAGTAACTTGTATTCACATTATTGTAAATGTATATCATCACTGGAGTATTTAAATATGGCAATTAAAATTAAAGCAAAGTTGTTCTGGGCTCAACTAAACGAACCTAACGAGATGTCTGGTAAGTACCAAGTAGACTTAGCTAACCTAAGTGCAGATGCTGTCAAAGAGTTAACTGCTCTAGGTATCAATGTTAACAAGCGAGAAGATGACGAGTATGAACGTGGTCACTACATTACCTGTAAGTCAACCTATCCTATCAAGGCTACTAACAACGATGGCGTACCTATTGCTACTGATGTTCGTGTCGGTAATGGTAGCGATGCAATTGCCGTTGTGGACTCCTACGAGTGGAAGTTCAAAGGTAAGTCTGGTAAATCACCTTCTCTTACTACCTTAGTAGTTACTGACCTTGTTGCTTATGAAGCAGCTGGTTCTATCCCTGAAGGAGTAGCTGTATAATGATAGCTCTTATAGATATGGATCTTGTTTGCTTTCGTAGTGCAGCTAGTGCTGAGAATGAATCAGTAGGCATCGCCATATCTAGGATGAAGGATCTGTTTGAGGGCATTCAATCTAAGGTTGGTGCTACCTCTTACAGAGCTTTCCTCACGGGACCTAACAACTTCCGTAAGACTATCAATCCCTTGTACAAAGCTAACAGAACAGCTCCTAAGCCTATACACTTAGCTGCATTACAGCAGTATGCAGTTAAGAAGTTAAATGCTGAGTGGGCTCCTGATACTCTAGAAGCAGATGATGCTATGTCTATTCACCAAGATAAGGTGGGAGGTACTACTACTATCTGCTCTTTAGATAAGGATATGTTACAAGTTCCAGGGAAACACTTTCAATGGGCAATAGGCACACTTAGTTGGTCTAAACCTGATAACTTTGTAGAACAAACAGAGTTAGAAGGACTTAGATTATTCTATGAGCAATGTATTAAAGGAGATACTTCTGATAATGTTAAGGGAATCAAGGGTTTAGGTGAAGCTAAAGCTAAGAAACTTTTACAGGGTATTAAGACTGAGCAAGAGATGTTTAACATCGTGTATGGTTTATATCCAAACAAGAAAGACTTCTTAATAGATTCACAATGCCTATGGCTCTTACGTCATGAAGGAGATAGCTTTGCTACTCGATATGAGACATTACTAAATGCCCAAGTTCAAGAGTAAGTTAGAAGAGAAGGTTTGGAATACACTAATTAAAGAGTATCCTTCTGTACAATACGAACCAACTAGGATCAAGTTCACACAACCAGTTCAAGAAAGAACCTATACTCCAGACTTTAAAGTAGATGAGAATAGAGAGATATATCTTGAGGCTAAAGGGTTACTAGATCTAGAGACTCGTAAGAAGATGATATGGTTTAGAGAGTGTAATCCAGACATCAGAATAATAATGTTATTCCAGAATGCATCCAATAAGTTACACAGAGGTAGTAAGACAACTTATGCAATGTGGGCTGAGGCTAACAACTTTGAATGGTTAGACTTTAGAAAGGATTGGTTAAATGCGTATAGACAATTGTGTTCGCAATGAGGAAGATGGTAGCTTAGACTTTGACTTCAATGTTACAGAAGCTGAAGCTGGTTTCTTAATGGACCATGCAATCAAGAACTTAGTGTTCAATGGCATCATCAAGATTCAAGAATCAGATGTACAACAAGAGTTAGATCTATTTAAACAAGAAGGAGGTGTCCCATCATGAGTTGTCCACTAGATCCCAACGATCAGCTAACAGAGGAAATGATTGATGAAGATACAGCTGATGAATGGGATGAAGATCGTATCGATAACATAGGTCAGAATGGTAACAATGGAGATCACTATAATGAGTAAACGTATCATGGTTATTCCAGATACTCAAATTAGACCTGGTGATGACTTTACTTTCCTTGATGCTATTGGTCGTTATGCAGTAGATATGAAGCCTGACATCATTGTTCACCTAGGTGACTTTGCTGACATGCCTTCACTCTCTTCTCATGATAAGGCTGGTAGTAAGTCAATGGAAGGTCAGCGTTACAAAGCTGATATCCAAGCTTCTAAAGATGCAATGAAGGTTCTGCTTTCGCCCGTAAGGGCGGAACAGAAGCGTCTGATTGAGACTAAACGTGCTAGGTGGAAACCTCGTCTAGTTATGCTAGGTGGCAATCATGAACATCGTATCAATAGGGCTATTCAGAATGATCCTAAACTTGATGGTTTAATCTCTCTGGAGGACTTAGAGTATGAGAAAAGTGGCTGGGAATTTATTCCGTTCCTTCAACCAATTGTTATCGAAGGCATTGCGTTTTGTCACTACTTCGTCAGCGGAGTTATGGGCAACCCTTGTAATACTGCTCGTATGCTTTTACTTAAGCATCATCAGTCTTGTATAGCAGGGCATCAACAGGGTCGTGACATTGCTTACGGTAAACGTGCTGATGGTTCTGAGATGACTGCTCTGATTGCTGGTAGTTGCTACGAACATGAGGAACACTATCTCAATCACCAGACTAACAATCATTGGAGAGGTCTCTACATTCTACATGATGTTGTCAATGGTTCTTTTGATGAAATGCCAGTTAGTTTGAAATACTTAAGGAAGAAATATGCAACAGTTAGCTAGTGAGGTACAAGTAGGAGGAGATCACTACAAAGGATTTCCAATACAACCTGCTTATTTCTGCCATATAAACAAGATACCTTATCTAGAAGCAACAGCTATTAAGTATCTTTGCAGGTGGCGTAACAAAGGGGGCGTACAAGACTTAGATAAAGCCATACATTTCATACAGTTAGTTAAGGAGTTTGAAAATGTTGACGTTAAATGAGTTAAAAGAGAAAGTAGCAGAGCAGATAACAGAGTTTGACTTAGTTGATTTACTAGGACTAACTACTTGGGATCTAGTCAATGCTTTCGAAGATAAACTTGAAGCTAAGTATGCACAAATTTTAGATGAACTTATATTAGGAGAGTTTGAAGATGAGTAGAAACGATATCACAGGTGATAAGATAATCAGTAGGACTAACAATAAACAGTTTGAGGATAACTTTGATCTAATCTTTAAGAAGCAAGTCGATGAGCTAGATAGTACGGCACTGGACATTGCAGATAGCAGGGTCGGTCATAGCAATCCAAGTGATGAAGAACTATTCAATTCTAAAAAGAAGTAGCATAGTATGGGGGGAACTGACTCTTCCTCCCATTAATCTCTATAATGTACCATATAACAATGAGGATAACTAATGGAACTACCAAGTATCTATCAATCCATTATCCATCGTAGTCGATACTCTCGCTACCTAGATAAGGAACAACGTCGTGAGTCATGGGAAGAGACAGTAGATCGTCTTATCACATACCTAAAGACACAAACTAAAGATGTAGAGATACCTTATGATGAACTAAGAGCCTCTATTCTAAATCTAGAAGTAATGCCTTCTATGCGTCTTATGATGTCAGCAGGTGAAGCAGTAGAGCGAGATAACATTGCAGCTTATAACTGTAGTTACCTAGCAGTCAACAACAAACGAGCGTTTAGCGAAGCTCTATACATTCTTATGAATGGTACTGGTGTAGGCTTTAGTTGTGAACGTCAAGAAGTCAGTAAGTTACCAGCTATTCCTGAGAAATTACGTGAGGTAGATGATGTCATCTTTGTACAAGACAGCAAACTTGGATGGGCAAAAGGATTCAAAAAGCTTCTCTCTTCTCTCTGGGAGGGAGATATCCCTAAGATTGATTACTCAAAGATTCGACCAGCTGGAGCAAGACTTAAAGTTTTTGGTGGAAGAGCATCAGGACCTGAGCCTCTTAAACGACTCTTTGACTTCACGATTAAATCGTTTAAAGAAGCTAGTGGACGAAAACTCACTAGTATTGAAGTACACGACATAATGTGTATGGTAGGTGAGATTGTTGTGGTAGGTGGGGTACGTCGCAGTGCTCTAATCTCCCTCTCTAATCTTACAGATCGTCGTATGCGTGAAGCTAAAATGGGAGCATGGTATAATGATAATCCACACCGAGGACTTGCTAACAACTCAGTTGCCTACACAGAACGACCAGATAGTGAGACTTTCATGGAAGAATGGTTATCTCTGGTTAAATCAAAGTCAGGTGAACGAGGAATATTTAATCGTATTGCTGCTCAAACTCAAGCTGCTAAGTGGGGACGACGTTCTAAAGATCACAGCTACGGAACCAATCCATGCTCAGAGATTATCCTCCGTGATAAACAGTTCTGCAATCTTACGGAAGTGGTTGTACGGAACGGGGATACACTCGAATCTCTTGAACGTAAAGTTAAGTTAGCTTCTGTTCTAGGTACTATTCAATCTACTCTCAATAAGTTTCAATTCTTGAGTGAAGAGTGGGTAGCTAACACTTCAGAAGAACGTTTGTTAGGTGTTAGTTTAACAGGTATCATGGATTGTGAGTTTACTTCTGATCCTTTACCTTCTGCTTTAGAATACTTACGAGATGTTGCTAGGAAAACAAATGAGGAACTTGCTGAAAAACTTGGTATTCCTGCTTCTACTGCTATCACTGCTGTTAAGCCTTCAGGTACAGTCTCTCAGTTGGTGGACAGTGCTAGTGGCATTCATGCTCGACACAACGATTACTACTTACGACGTATTCGTATGGATAAAAAGGATCCGATCTACGAATATCTAAAAAGTAAAGGTGTTCCAGTAGAAGATGAAGCATTTAGACCTGATTCAACTGCTGTCTTTGGCTTCCCTATGAAGGCTCCTACTGGTGCTATTACTCGTAACTCTAAGTCAGCTATTGAACAGTTAGAGTTGTGGTTAATCTATCAGCGTCACTGGTGTGAACACAAACCCTCAGTCACTATCTCAGTAAAAGATGAGGAGTGGGTTGAAGTAGGTGCTTGGGTTTGGAAATACTTTGATGAAGTAAGTGGTGTGTCTTTCTTACCTCACTCAAACCATACTTATGTACAGGCTCCTTACGAAGATATCGATGAAGAGACTTATCATAAGTTACTAAGTGAAATGCCAACAAATATTGATTGGAGTGATTTTATAGAACTCGATGATAATACTGAAGGTGCCCAACAACTAGCGTGTGTATCAGGAGTATGTGAGATATGATAGAATTTACATGGGAAACAATAGGTGGTTTAGCCTTTGGTGCTGAGATTATGGACAATCAGGATTTCGATGTCAAAGGTGATAATCTAAAATGGGTAGTCGTACTTCATGTGGGTATACTGAGGTTAGTATTCAGTAAATACATTATGGAAAGTTAATACTAATACGTAGTGCTAAAAGCTTATACTATGCTATAATACTAGTATAGTATAAGTTTATGCTATTTTGTGTGTAATAAATCAATAAATATTACAGACAAACTATTTTGTGTAGTATATATTAAGGAGTATGTTATGTGGAAATCACCATCAGCAACAGAAATGCGCTTTGGCTTTGAAGTTACAATGTACGTAATGAATAAATAGGGTCAAATCGTCATAGACACTACTAGAAGAAGCTACAACGAGTTTAAGGTATATTTTGATACAAGTATATCAACTTATAATTTAAATGCGTTGTAGCTCGATTCTAGAGGTCGTTTTCTAGCTAATTCTCTTCCTCATACTCTTTTTCTCTGTTTTTAGATGCTGTCTTACGAATTGCTGCTCTTTCTTTAGCTTGAGCTTTTTCTTTGTAAGATTTAGTGTTAATATCAAACATATTCCTAGCAAATTCTCCAGCTCCTCCTCCAACTTCTTCATTGGCACGAGTCATATCACTTAGCATAGGAATTTTCTTAAGTAGATATTTTCTATAATCTGCCCAAATAACTTTAGCTTTATCATTTAAGTAATAAATAGGTTGTCTGTTATACAATTCATATCCTGCAGCAGTCTCTACAAACATTTGTAAAATAGGATTCATAGTAGCAACTACAGAAAGTAAAGCAAAAGGATCTTTCTCAGCAGTAGCAACTGATCCTACAGTAGAGAGAACATGTGCAAATCCAGGACGACGTACCTCAGCAGTTTTGTTAAACAACCGTGTGTAAAAGTCATCTAGTACTGGGTACACAATACTTAAGGCAACTGCAGTAGCAATAGCAGAATCTACACCATCTCTAATCTGTTTAGATTTAGGAGCTGTCTTATCTAACATAGCTATATCTTTTACAGTATTTAAACCTGAAGATAACATACCATGTTTATATCGAGCAAAGATAAACCAATTCTTATTATTTAAGACTTTCTGTAAACCTCTAGATCCTAGAATCTTAGTAGGTAATCGATAAGAAGGCATGTGACGTTCTACATCTCTAGCTGCTTCTTTAATTCCTACATACTCTCCAGGTTTAGCATTGTACCCTTTCTCTAATGCAAGTTGCATATAAAGAATATCACGAGTAGTCCACATAGCCTTGTTAGAAAATCTAGATACAGCATTCATCATATCAGCAGGAGTTCTTCCTGTGAGTTTAGCAATCTCTCTAAAGTTCTTATCTTTAAGTAACTCTACTGTACCTTTACGAAGAGCCTCTTCCATTGCAGGTAGGTTTCTAGACCTATCAGACATTAAAGAACCACCTTCTCTAAGTAATTGTTGATACTTAGGACCTTGAGTAACAACCTCACTATATGCCTCACCCATTGTAGCTACTAGATCTACCCAAGCTTTAGGAGAAGCAAACTTACTAGCACCCCTTGTAACATACCAGTGATACAACTCATTGTGCATGTGTTTAAATGGTAGAATCATCATAGTCTTAACTATAAGATCACTACCTTTAGTAAGAGCAGTAGGAGATACAACTCGATTAAAATCTTCTAATAGATAAGCAGTTTCAGGTTTAAAGGCATAATTTCTAAGTTGAGGAGTTCTATTGCTAATTCCCTCAGGTACAATATATCCTTCAGGAACACCTTGATTTTCAATTAACTTAACTGCATTATCTTTAAAGTGATCGGTCTCCATCCAGTTCTCAATATACTCAGTAGTCCTAGCTAATTCTCTAGTCTCTGCAAGAGATTGAGTGGTAGACATTGTGGTATTATTACTAAACTCTTTACCTGTATGTCGTACTATCTCAGCTTGAGTAGCTTCTTTAACAATAGAGTTACCTATTTTAGTTCCAGGAACAAGTCCTTCTGCAGGAACCTTACCTAAAGCAGTCATCTTTTGTTTATAGACTTGTAGTATGTTACCATTACTTTCAGTAACTACCTTACGAGAGCCTAACTTATTCTCTAAAACAAACAAAGTACGTCTTTCAGCTGCATCAGGAGTAGCATAATCTTTATCTAAAGCACTTGTATCTTTAGTAAGAGATTCAATAAAACCTTTAGGCTTTGCAGGAAGACGTCTACGAGGAGCAAACTCAGCAGACATAGGTATATCTTCAAGTCTACCTTTCTCTATTAACTTTTGAATTAATTCTTTAGATTTAGCTACTTGTTTATAAGGGACTAAATGATACAAAGCAGACTCTGCTGGATTAAGTTCTACAAACTTTTTAGGTTCTTTACTTAATCTAATAGCATCTTCTCTAGTTCTCTTGATCTGTTCAGTAATCTGAACTGGATCTAATAGACGAGTTCCATCACGAGAGTAAGCAACAGTGCCTTCTCGTCTAGCTTTATTGGCAGTATTTAATTCTTCTACTAAGAATGCATGACGAGACTCTAGACTAGTCATCTTAGTCTCAAACTCTTCAGCATTTACTCGCTCTTTTTCTAACTCTTGTCTAAATTTATTTTGAGTTTCTGGAGAGATATCTTTTAATTCAGCATCTAATTTAAGAGCTATACTATTATCAGCAGCAGCACGACCTTGTAATTCAATAAACCCTTCTTGAAGGCTATTGTGATCTTCAATTGTTTTAGGAAGTACTTTAGGAGTATCAACAGTATCTAAAAGAGTATTATTAAACTCCATGATTCTATTAGGTTTTTGATACCCTAAGTTAGCTTTAACTGTATTCTGGTAGTCAGCAATACTTTTAGAGGTAGGACGAGATAACACTTCAGATACTTTAGTCTTAATAGACCTAGCTCCAGGTACTCCTAGAACCATCAAAACATCTGCAAAAGTTTCTACAGCTTCTTTAGGAATACCAGTAGCTTTTTCTGTAGCAGCTGCACCTTTCTGTATACCTGTAGATAAAGCAGCCATGCCTTCATTTACTTTAGACTCTTCCATAGCTTTAGATAAGTCTAATTCTGATCCCTTAGTAAGATCAGTTAGCTTATTAAGACCTTGACTTACTACACCAAAAGGTTTAGCTACTCGTTGACCAGTTTCCCTAGATCTCTTCCAATCAATACCCGAACCATCAACTAAAGCAGAAGGAACTTGAGTAAGAGCATCTAATACTGTAAATCCAGTAGCCATAACGAACTCAGGAGCAGAAGCAACTAAATTAGCTAAAGCTAAAGATTCACCAGCAACTCCTTCAATAGCTTTAGCAGTTCCTTTCTCTAATTCACTAGGTGCCTTAGAAGTAATAGGTACTGTTTTAAGAGTACGGTTAGCCTCCTCTAGAGTTATAGGTTTTTTAGTTTCAGTAGTAGTAGATACTCGTAAATTAGCTTCATCTAGTGATATTGGCTTTCTTTCAGATGTAGTGGCTAATTGAGCATTAGCTTGTTCTAACGTAAGTGCCATAATATACCTTATTTAAAAGTCTTAGATTTAGCATCCCAAGTACCTAAACCTTCATAATTTACTCCAGATTTAAGAGCATTTGCATCAATTGCTCCATTTGCCATAGGTACTTTAGAAACACCTTTAGCTGGAGTTTCTGCAACAGGTGATTCCTGTATTTTAGTTAACGGACTGCTTTTGTAAACAGTGCTATCCATAAAGCGACCTTTTTCTACCATAATTCCTTTAGAGATACGCTCCTCAGCATAAGCTTCAGCTTCATCTTCAGAGTATCCACTTCTAAGAGCATGCTTCTTAGCATTCTTGTAATCAGTCAACATCTTAGCTTGTTCTGCCTCAGAAACATCAGGATAAGTTTCATTAAGTTGTGCAGCTAAATTCTCAGTATAAAGTTTAGTATCTACTGTTTTAATAGAAGCTTGTCTATCTTGTACTTCTGATTGTTTTTTTATTACTTCTAAAGCTTTAGTTAAAGAATCTCCAGCTCCTGCTCTAGCTATTTCTTTCTTCTGATTAACTGATATTCTACTAAACGTATTAGCAGCTTTAGTTTCATCACCACCATACTGTTTAACTAAACCATCATATATAAGTCTATCTACTTTATCTTCTACTTTAGGTAATTTACTTTGAGCTTCAGCAGCTATCTCTGCTTCAATTGCTTTAACAGTATCAGTATCTCCATTAGCTTTAGCATAAGCTAAATCAGCACGTAGTTTACCAATAGGAGATTTAACTTCGTAAGGTTTAGGTAAAAGTCTAGCTTCAGCTTCTGATTTAAGATTACCAATCTGAGCTTGTTTATATTCAGTATCTAAAGCTCTACCTTCCTCAGACAATCTGTATTCATTAGCCATTTCTTGTGCTTGCATAACTTCATTCTCAAAACCAGGGATTTCAGCTAGATAAGATGCAGCTATATCATAGTAAGCACCTTTGTCCTTAAGACCTGGATTATCAGCATGAATCTTTTTCTGAATCTCTTCTAGAGTCCTAGCCCTCTTAAGTTGTGGATTCTCAATACCAAACATTTTACCTACTACACCACCTAGTAGGCTCCCCACACCTGCACCAGCAGCATAATCAGGACCAAGTTGTGCAGCTCGTTCCATGAATGCTGATTGATCTGCTTTTAATTGAGCATTTAACTCTTCAACTGTTGGACCAAATAATCGTTTAGCTTCTGCCATAATTTATCCTATTATCCAAATTTATTCATGCCACCTGTGAGTAAACCACCCCAGAAGGACATATTAGAATCTCTAGCTTTTTGTTGTAATTGTGCCATATTAGCACCAGCTGAAGCAGAAGCTTGACCTGACTGAATACCATATTGTAACGCTGGCATAGCTAAGTTCTGTAACTCAGTACCATACCCTAAGATATCAGCAGATTGTTTATAAGGTTGGTATTTAAGTTCTTGACCCATACCATAGAATCCAAGAGCACGTTGTAAGTCCTCATTCTGCATGGTTCTAGTTCTATCTTCAGCTGCTGTAGCTAACCCAGCATTCTGTTGTTCACGAGCCATAGCTAAAGCATATTGTTGTGGGTTAACATAACCACCACCCATACCTACACCTTGACCTAAAGTACCACCACTAAACATTAAATCATTTAAACGACTAGACTCTTGAGCTCGACCTGGTTCTAGAAGAGCCATCTGCTTACCTAAGTAGTCTTTAGTAATACCTTGAGTATCTAAGTTAGCTGCTCTATCCCACAAACCCATACCATAATCTGATACTGTACCTGCAGCTTGCATCTGTTCTTCTGAAGGTAAAGCTCCCTGTGCTCCTCCAATGTAGGAATCCCACATGCTTTGCAGATCAGGAGATAGATTAATACCACCAGTACCTTTAGCAGTATCAAAGTAGCTACTACCACCTGGAGTTGTTAAAGCATAAGGTTTAAAAGCTGCTTGAGAGGTATCAACCTTCTTACCTCCAAATAAATTTGTTACTCCACTAACAAGCTTTCCCATTATATTTTACCCCATATAAACATTATCTTATTCCCATCTTCTGTAGATACTTCATCTTTAAACACATTAAACCCATTCATCTTTGTAAACTTATAGAGCTTAGTATTAGTTTTATCTACAAAAGCAAATATACGTTTTTCTTGTAATGCAAACAAATAAAAACTATCTCTTAACCAATTTTGCTTTACTTCTTTATTCCACCTATGCACATCACAATGTACAGCTATAAAGTCATCAACATATTCAAAGTAAATTGTATAGTCTTTTTTAACTAATACTGGATGTTTCATTAGCTAACTGTAATTGTTTTTAATTCATCTACTGTTGTTAAGGTATCCACTACTTTAGTAATATCACGCAAGCGTTGTTTTTCAGCTACAATACCAGCAGTATCCGCACCACTTTCTAATGCACGTTGAAATGCTACATCTTGTGCAACAAGTAATGGCTCACGCTCTGTGCGTAATCTTGCTTTAGTAATTTCTTTGGCTTTATTTATATTAATAGTAATCATGCTGAATACTCCCAAGCGTTACGGAATGTCCTGTCTTCTGGAATGTCAGTCACATCTACAATTTGAAACTCTGCACCAGCAGGTACATCTTTTGCTGCTAATTCTTCTATTGTATGTGTTTCTAAATATTCAAGTGTAGGAACTATTACTGCTACTCCACCATCTATTGTTTTATATATAATTCTTTTCATAATTTTTCCTTATCTTAAAATTACTATATTATTCCAAGTGCCATCAAGAGGTGCTTGACCTGTTGTTCCTGTCATATACCATTGGATTAATCTGATTGCATTAGCAGTAGGGGCTGTTGTTGTATTTGTTCCAATTGGGTCTGGTCTATTATCGGATGCATCTCCTCCGCCACTAGATACCATTGCATAATTTTCATCTATCATAGCTGTTGTAAAATTAACAGTATAATCGCCTGTACCATTATCTGTAATAGAACTAACATTACCGCTTGCTCTAATTGCTACTGTACCAGTTCCGTTAAAATTAACCCATGCCCTAGCTGAATATGATAATGCTGAACCACTTGCAGTTGATAACTTTGTAGCTGTAGCTGCATTGCCTGTACAAGAACCTGAAGAACCAGTTGCATTTCCTGTGACATTTCCTGTAATGTTTCCAGTAAAAGTTCCAGCAACAGTTACACCAGCAACAGTACCACCAGTAATTGCTACAGCATTAGCATTCTGTGCTGCCATTGTTCCTGGAGTACCTATAGCAGTCGCCACATAAGCTGTAGTTGCTATCTGTGTTGAATTATTCCCAGCGGTAGCTGTTGGAGCAATAGGTGTCCCTGTAAATGTAGGAGAGGTCGTATCTGCTTTACTAGCTATAGCTGTTGCAATAGCATTATACTCAGCATCAATCTCACTACCTTTAATAATCTTATTAGGATTACCTGTAAGCAAGGCATCCTTTGTAAAGAAGTTCGTTGCTTTGACGTAGTTTGCCATTATACCATTTTCCCTGTTTTCAAATAGATTGTTAGTTGTTGTAAGCTAACTGGTGCACCTTCAATTGGAACTTCAACACCAAATTGTAATATTTTACCTGAACCGCCTAGGTGCATAGTAATATCTTGAATAGCACTACCAGCAGTAAACTCACCTATATTATATTCAGAGATATTATACTCAGCTGTACCACCTACAAAGTCTTTTGTGTACGTTCTACTTGAGTATACATTTTGATAGTCAAACCCATATTTAAATACAATATCTTGAGTACCTGAAGCAATTACAACTACACTTGCTTTCTTTAAGAACTTAAGACTAAATGGTTCACCAGCATCAATGTTAGAAGTGTAGTACTCTAAACGATATGTACTACCATTATCTGTATACCCAGTATATTTACCAATACGTCCAGGCATTCCTAGATATAGATTATTGTCTTTAGTATTACAAAGTGATGATGGTATAAAGCCTTCCCATGTAGTTACACGAGCAGCACCATTATCTAATGTTTGACGCAAGTCAAAGTAAAAAGATTGTTTTAGAGAAGGGAGTACTAAGAGATAGAAAGCATCTCTCTCAAAGTAAACACTCTTAATATTATCTAATACTTCACCACCAACATATGTAACTAAGTCATCTCGAATGTTCATAGACAAGTCACGCATAGGCATACTCTTGTCTTGTACTACTCGATTTAAACTACGAATACCACTATGACTAAGGAATATTAAATCAGTGCCTGTTTGTTGAACAGTGTCTCGAGCAATACAACCAACACCAGTAATTACATCAGATAGAGTAAGATTAGAAGGATCATCTGGATTTGCATAAACAACTATACTCTTTTGACAGAATATAATAAGAAAGCCATTGTGTGAAGATATAGCAACAATCTCATCACTACCACCAACAACAGTCTCTATATCTAGTAGTCCTGAACCTGTACCTGTAAATAAAGCACCATCTAATAACTGACTATAGAATACAGTAGTCTTGGCTCCAGTTACACCTGCTACCCATTGACGACCAAATGCAGTATGAGTGCAATCTGGATCAAAGGTAGTTACACCTGTAGGTTTAGTACCATAATCACCTACTCGTTGGAATATGTAAGCTCCAGTATGATTTGTTTTACGATACACTAAAAGAGGATTACCCTTCTGTGCAGCAAAGCCATATATAGAACTACCATAACCTGCTCCCTCTTGTAGTTGAGAGAACTGCCATCTATTACCAGTAAAAGTAATAGTTAGGTTTGTAGTTTGATCTGCTTGTTTAACAGGCATCTCTGTAAGAGTAGTAGTGCCCGAGAATAACTTAAGTGCACCAGCAGATAAGAAGGTAGTTGTTTGATCAGAATTAAAGAACTCATATAGAGCTTCTATCTTATCTGTATCACCTAGTGTACCATTGTTTGTAGTAACAGCAGTCCAACCTCTACGACTACCTAAACGACCAAACTTATCTATGATACAGTTAGTAGCTTTAGTGGCATACCCACTCTCTAATGTCACACCACTCTCTTGAGTGTTTAACCCAAGAAAGCCAAGTGACGCATTGCTAAGAGCTTTTAATTGACCTGCCATTATTGTGCTGTCCAAACCATTTCATCAAGACGTTGACTAGACTCAAGAGCAATTAGATCTGAAGCCATAGAACGATAACGTTGCTCTTGTTCAGCATAACCACCATCATCACCACGCTCACTAATAGCACGAGCTAATGCACCTTCTACTAGAAGGAGAGCTGGTATTTGTATCTGAGTTGAGTCTGCTACAAGTTCTGCTTGAGGTAAGATAACGTTTAAACGTATGTTATATGTACCATCTGGAATAGGAAAGAAATCTACTTGAGTATCACCATTACTATCTACACCATTAAAGTTGTAGTATAAAGGAGAACCTACTTGCTCTACATTAATTAGAAACTGTTCATCAAACCAACGAGTTCCACGTTGCTCAATAAAAAAGTTATCTGTATCATTAATGATATCAAGAACACGAAGACGAGTACCTGAACCAGTTAATACATAGTTAAATAAAGTAGCAGTAGTAGTTGCTGTAAGTGTTGTACGAAGAGCAGACCAATCCCATGAGTCTTCTACCTCTACTTTCACTACATTAACTAAATCTCCTATTAGTTTGGAGTATGGAGTTTCATTGACAGTAGTAACCTCATTCTCACGAAGTCGTCTTAAAACTCTATTTACACATTCTAAGTATGTCAATTTAAAATCCCTTAATTATAATACAATTATACCACAATAGACTTTGTTTGTCAAGGTATTTATTACCACTTGACTTTATCAGCCCAGTATGCTGCAGACATTTTACCCTTAGCAATGTTAGATGCATGACGAGCTTTGAATGACTTTTGCCTAGCTTTCTCAGAAGGAGTACTAGGGTTAGATCCAGCACCACTAACACCTTGTTGTCCAAAGCGAATTAGTTTCTCTTTATCTCCTTCTTTTGCTAATACAGCATGAGATTTAGTTGGATGACCTGGAGTACGTTTAGGTTTATTGTACCCAGCAAAAGTTTCTTGTCCTTTTTTGATTGGCATATTATTTCCTTAAAGTAAGATACATACGCTCACCGATAACGAAGCTCATACACGCACCACTTAAATCTAATAGAATTAGAGTAATAGGTTCAGCTACTGAAGGAGTAAATACTGCACTTACTGTAGCTAACCAAATAATGATAATTGCAATATACCTAAAGCTAGATCTTAAGTTAGTAACCCAGATAGAAGGTTCACCTGCTGGTTTATCTATCTCTGCTAGTGCTTGTAGACGAGCTGTCTCTGCTTGCATGAGTTGTATGCGTTCAGCTACATTGACAGGATTACCTCCTGCACCTTTTGTAAACTTAGCAAAGATACCACGAACACCATCTGTTAAAGCTGGCAGTAGAGCTGGAAATAAAACAGACCACATTATACAATCCCCTTTACGTATTTGCCTTTGCCCTTGAGTGTGAGAATATTCCCACGCATACGAGGATCAAAGGATATATGAACCCAAGTCTTTTCATAAATCAATTGGTCAAACTTAAGATTACTTTTACTTAAGATATTAGATATAGTAAGTGGAGTATGACCATAGGCTGTGAAGTCTACAGCATACCCATAAGTATGTGACGAGTTGCTAGTGCCACCTACTTGACGATTGACATCAGGACTGCGATAACCACTATTGATAGTGATAGCCACATTGCCTAGTATCTCTCTCACTTTCTCCATATAAAAAGCAGTTGTGCGTAAGACTTCTATTACTTCTTTAGATGGTGTGTTATCTATTTTAGTATTAGTAACTGTAAGTTCAGCAAGAGAGAAGTGAGGTGTCAGTTGCATCTAGTGTCCTACAAAAGCACGAGATACATAAGAAATAATAGCTCCTACAAGAGATGCAATCATCATACCCATCCAAAAGCCACCACGACCCTTGTTGGCTAAGGCAAGTAGTTCATCAAGAGCACACTCCATCTTGTCAATCTTTTTCTCAAGGGAATCTACCTTTGAGATTAGTTTGCCATATTCAACTGGGTCTATATTTATCATTAATACATTCGCTTGTTATTATTTATAAAAATGCTGCTATGCCAAACATTATCTATGTATAGCGGCAGTTACAGTTGTAAAATCCCTTGCCGCTACTGTATCAGCAAAATTCTGTAACTGTACTGATGTAGTTGTATATGTTCCTATCATATTAACAGGGGCATAAGTTGCATTGCTTAATGCAGTTGTTGTGCAATAATTTGCATCAGGCATTGCTGTTGTAAAATTGACTGTGTAATTACCGACTCCGTTATCTGTCAATGAGCTGACATTACCACTTGCACGAATAGCAATTGTACCAGTACCGTTAAAGTTTACCCAAGCCCTTGCTGAATATGATGGTGCTGAACCTGAAGCTGTGGATAGTGCTGTAGCAGTTGCTGAATTACCTGAACAAGCTGCAGATGTGCCTCCATTTGCTGGTGCTGAACCTGCTGTGTTTGAATATCCAGCATATCCAACATAACAAGGGGCATGATAGGTATCATTATAATATCCACGCAAAGACCAATATCCACTTACATCCGCACTCCAAGTTGTTTGGATATTATAAGGGTCATTACTATCATTACGATATAAACGATAAGCCCCTGGTCTTGCGGCACTTGTCCACATCCCTGTTTGACCTGTAATGCCTGATGCGGCAACAGATGATGCACTTGCCGCGTTGCCTGTGCATGATGCTGATGAACCTGAAGTTGAATCGCTAATTCTAGCTGAATCAACCCTAACACCATAAGTGTTAGTCCCGTTCCAACCCATTAAAGTAGGATATGTTCCTGTCCAAGCAATTTGAGCATTTGTGTTATTTACCGCACTTCCAGTTGGCGATGTTGATGCTGAAGCGTCAAATATAATATGACCATTACCGTAATTTTTCCAACTTAACATGTTTGCCACGGCACTTGAACGGTATGATGCCCAATTTGATTGGTCACCAATTAAAGTTGTAGCCGTTGCGCTGTTACCAGTACATGAACCCGAACTGCCTGTGGTGTTTTGGTTAAGCGTTGGAAATGTGCAGTTTGTTAAAGTACCGCTTGATGGTGTACCTAATGCACCGCCTACTGTTACATAAGACCCTGCAGGTTGTTTACCATTAAATGTATTCCAATCAGTAGATGTTAAATACCCACTAACTGACGTAGTAGCTGCTGCCATACTTATAGCTGGTGTAGCACCACCTGAAGATACTACTGGTGATGTTGCAGTTACACTAGTAACTCCTCCAGCAGAACCATTTGCTGCTGCTGTAACTCTACCTTTAGAATCAACAGTAATATTTGTATTTGTATATGAACCAGCAGTTACACCACTTGCAGATAATGTTGTTGCATTACCAACAGATGTAACATCTCCTGTTAAATTAGCATTAGTTGTAACAGTTGCAGCATTACCACTTATATTAATTTGGTCTCCAGTATTAGTACCACTAGAAGTTCCACTAAAAGTACCTGATTGCGTAGCAAGAGTTCCTAAACCAAGATTAGTTCTAGCAGTTGATATACTAGTTAGGTCATTTAAATTATTTGTTGATAATAAAGCACCTGACAAAGAAGCATAAGCAGATAACCAAACGCTTCCATCAAATACTTTCATACTATTAGTAGTTGTATTAAAATACAAAGCACCTGATACTAAAGCATTACCATCATTATCTAAAGTAGGATCTGAACTCTTAGAACCTAAATATCTATCATCAAATGAATCTAAAGCAGCTAAGGCAGCATCACGAGCAGCAGCAGATGCAGCAGCACTTGTAGCAGAATTAGTAGCTTGTGTAGTAGCTATGCCAGCTTGTGTAGTTGCTGTAGAAGCAGATGTTGCAGCGTTAGTAGCCTGAGTGGTAGCAATACCTGCTTGTGTAGTTGCAGTAGTTGCTCCAGTAGTAGCTATACCTGCCTGAGTTGTGGCTGTTGTAGCAGAACCTGAAGCACTTGTAGCACTAGTACTAGCATTAGTAGCTTGAGTGGTAGCAGTAGAAGCACTAGATGCAGCGTTAGTAGCAGAGGTAGAAGCTTCTCCTGCTTTAGTAGTAGCTATTCCTGCTTGTGTAGTTGCTGTTGTAGCTGAACCACTTGCAGCACTTGCACTAGAACTAGCATTAGTAGCTTGTGTTGTGGCTGTAGCAGCAGATGTTGAGGCACTTGAAGCAGATGCCGCTGCATTGGTGGCTTGTGTCGAGGCTGTAGTAGCTGATGCTGCTGCATTAGTTGCTTGTGTAGAAGCTGTTGTAGCTGACCCACTAGCTGCTGTAGCTGAAGATGCTGCATTAGTAGCAGATGTTGAAGCACTTGTTGCTGAACTAGCAGCATTAGACGCACTAGTAGCTGCTTCACTTGCTTTTGTTGTAGCTGTTGTAGCACTAGTAGATGCACTAGTAGCTGATGTAGAAGCTTCACTAGCTTTAGTAGTTGCTGTAGTAGCACTACCAGAAGCAGAGGTAGCACTAGCAGCAGCTTCACTTGCCTTTGTTGTAGCAGTAGCTGCAGAAGTACTTGCATTAGACGCACTAGTAGCTGCTTCACTTGCTTTGGTAGTTGCTGTAGATGCTGATGTAGCAGCATTAGTTGCTGAAGTACTAGCTTCAGAAGCTTTAGTAGTAGCAGTAGTGGCTGAGTTAGAGGCACTAGTTGCAGATGCAGAAGCAGCAGCTACATCACCTGCTGTAGAACTAGCAGAGTTACTAGCAGAAGTAGCACTAGCAGCAGCAGCTGTAGCACTTGCTTGAGCAGCATTGGCAGCATTAACAGCTGTAATGGAGTTATTAGAAGTATCTGCCGTAGCATCACCACTACCTCCTGGACCTCTAAATATCGCCATTAAACTAGTCCTTAAATATAGATTTTACTGCTACTGTTTTTTCTTTTACTAAACCTTCAGGTGCTTTTTTAGCTGGAGATTCATCTACTAAGTCATACTGAGGATGTTTAAGCATTGACTTAATATCATGCTCATACTCAAAACTAACCACTACACCTGAAAGTTTACATTTAAATTTAGCCATTATACTTCTCCTATTAAGTAATTATGCAAAAACCCCCTACCCGAGTCGTGTGGGTAAGAGGTTTAAACCTAATTACTTATTAGGCTGGAACAGCTAATGCAAAGCAAGCGTTGTCACGTAGCTCTTTAACACCGTACAATGTATCAGCAGTGTATAGAGTACCTAAGTATTCTTGTTTGTATTGAGTTTGTGAACGAACACCTTGTTGTTCAACCAACACGGCAGCATCTTTGTGACCTAGTAAAGCGATACGAGCACCACCAGTAGCAGTATCACAGTTGCTTGATACAAATACAGGGATACCATACAAGTTACCGATTTCACCATTGCGGATTGTGTTGCCATTACCAACTTCACCAACGAAGGCTTGTTCAGTGTAGCGAGATAAACCCATCAATGTGTTACGTGCTGAAGGAGGAATCAAGAAGAAACGACCATCCATAGGAACATCGTTGTCATCTAAACGTTGGATTGTACGACGGATAGCAGCATCAGTTAATGCAGAAGCATTGCTTGAACCTGATGTGTAAGCAGTAGTACCGTCACCACCTATGTAAGCACCACCGTAAGTAACACCAGAACCACCGTTGAAAGTACGACCTAATTGGATCAAGGAAGTATCAACTTGTTTAGATAAAGCATAACCAGCATCTTCAGTGTAGAAACGACGAAGAGATGATAGAGCTTGTACTTCTGTAATATCTTCAATCAAACGTGAGTATTCGTAGTGTTTATCTACCAATACGTTCACTTCTGTTTCAGTAGCTGCTTGTAGAGTTACTTGTGTTTCAGCAGCTTTAAGAGAAGCTACACCACGAGTAGGAGAAGGGATATGGATAGTATCACCTTTTTTACCAGTGAAAGACATTTTCTTAAATAGGTTAGCTGCTACAAGAGATTTCTTATAAGCAGCGATAATCTCATCACTCCAAATTTCTGGAATGAAGGTTGCGCCTGTAGTATTTGTTACGTGATTTGAGCCTAAAGCCATTTTGTAAATCCTTTTCTAAATTGTTTTTATATTACCCTGTTCTCTCGATAGGCTTGCATAATTTCTGGTGCCATACTATCGTATCGATCAGGATCGGTTTGCATAAGTTTAATAATATCGCTTCGACGATATTTCTTTTTTGATGTAGATTCAGTTGCACCTGATGTCCCCATATCTGCCGATTTAAGTTGTTGCTCTCGGTCTAATTTAGAGGTATCAGTTACTTTCTTAGTGTACTCTTGACGTTCAATCCAAGTAGATAAGAGTTCATCAGCAGAGTCAAAATCAAACTGATCTTGAGCTCTATTGTATAACTCTAAACGTACTTTAGAAGCACCTACCCAATTACCAAATTCTTCACTTGTAGCAATCTCACGGAAGTTAGGATATTTAGAAGCAATCTGATTTTGCACAGCTGCTTGCTTCATAGCCATAGCTTGTTGTTTAGCATCCTTTATTGCTGGATGTTCATCAATAGCTCGTTTAGTTGCTTGTATTGGATCACTATAAAAGTCATCATCACTAAGTTCTGGTTCTACATCTGTCTTTAAGTTTCTAGAAGTTTGAGTTTTAATAAAATCATCTACTGTTCGACGTAGTTCACCAACTTCATTACCTTGTTTACCAATAAGCTTTTCACTTTCTTGGTGCATTGCGATAATATCTTTTAGTGATTTGTTACGGTATTTCTCTGGTAGATCTTCTACAGCCTCGTCTGGTTTATTAGCTGAGGTATCTAGAGGTTCTGAGTTATCATTATCATCTAATGAGTCAGTCTCTAAATCATTAATTAAAACTTCATCTATCACTTGTGCCATATTAAGTCTCCTGTGCATATAAGCATTTTAGGAAAGGAACTAGTTACTTGGCTATCGTAGCTAATCTCTTGGGGTAGCAGCCATTCTGTGCTTTTTTTCCCAAGCGGCTGCTGCACCTGGAAAGCTACCTGAGTATCCTTCTAATGAAATAGTAGGTGTGCTAATCATTCGAGTAGCTTTACCATTACATATAGAACACTCAGTGTATTCTGTATTGTTATCTACATACCGTTCATCTGTATGATCACATACGGTACACTTAAAATCAAGCATTATCCGCATTTAGCAATTCCTCATACGTTTGTTCGGAAACCTGTTTTAGTGAGAGAATCCACTGTAGGATATCTAGTTGACCCTTACGCTTATGGAACCCCTCAAAGTTATCTGTACTACTAATCTGGTTTGTTGCATCATACATCGCTTGAACATCCTCTATTAGGTCTTTCCACCCTTTAGAGGACATCGTACTAAATCTTTCTTCGTAATAATCTTGTAATTCTCTATCCAAACTATTGCACCTTTCATAAGAATGTGTTATAATAGCTTTACTTATATAATGATTATACCATAAGATTATTTAAAAGTCAAGAGTTATTTTTTAGTATTCATTTGCATCTTGACAATCTCTCTATTTTGAGCACTATCTACTGCTTTTAAATCAAGAGATTTCTCTTTTAGTAGGAGATCAGCAACTTTAACACGACGCTCAAACTCCTTATCATCATCTTGACCTACTTGCAGATTAGTAGAGAGAGCTGCAACTAGTTTAGCTTTTACTACTTCAGGCTCAAGTTGAGTTTCAACAGCAATTTGCTGTGCCTCTGCTTGTTGTTTACCTGCTTTAGTGTTAAGATCTGCAGTTTGAGCTGCTATTAAACCCATTTGAAGCTGTGCTTGCTGCATTTGCATCTGTTGTTGTTGTGGATTAGGTTGTTGTGACTGTGCTAACAACTGTAGTAGCTGTGTTTTGTTAGCTAAGTTAGAAGTTTCTAGTACACCTTGCATCAAGATAGGGACTAAAGGACTATCTGGACCTAGAGTTTTCATCAAATTGATAAACTGTTGCTGTTCAACCTCACGAGCAAGCATACCTAGTGTAGATGAAGGTATAAACTTCCAGTCTTGTGTCTTAAAGTGATCAGGATCAAACTGCATGAACCTCCAAGCTGCTTTTTCTACAAATGGAATAAGGAATTGATCTTGGAAATTAACTAAAGTTCGTTTATTTTTCTTAATAATAGCAGAAAGAGCAAACGACATGTTAGCACCTTCAGGTTGGGACTGCATTGCAGCAGTATCCATAGTACCTGTAGCCTGTAATAACATCTGTTCGAACTGTTGTGCTGTTTGAATGTTAGCACCATCTACTGAACCAAACTTAAATGGCATTAGGATTTCAGCTGGATTACCATTAGTAAGGATAGTTTTACCTGGACGTACTTCAAACTTACTACCACGAGGTAGTCGAGTAGCATCCATAGCCATCATAGGCACGGTTGCAAGGGCTAAACTATCTAAGTGGCTACGTAGCTGTGCATCAATTGCTTTCTGCATGTTGTAGCCCTTCTCTGCAACTCCACGACCCCAGAATCTATTAGGGATAGTATCATCTTGATAAGCAACTACTGGACGATCTTTCATCATATAAGGAGAAAGTTCTGCTTTTAGAAGGGAAGACTCATTAGCAATAACTACTACTGCCTCTACTAGATCTCCATACTCTTCCATTAGTTCACTTATATCTTCATCTTCTTTGGAGTTTTTATCTTCTCCAAATAGATCTACAACCTCACCATCTTCTTTCATGGCACTATCAAGTAAGTGTTTAGGTACTAAACCATAATAACGAAGTACTCGAATCTTATCATCATCATACTGAGTATCTATAAAACTAGCTTCAAGATCATTATCTGGAGTAGAGTCATCACTTAAGTTCTTAGCATCACGGTAGATACCTTGTCTAATAGCTTGAGCTACTGAGTGTGCTGATACAAACTCTTCAATTGCTACACCCATAGCATCTTCAATAGAAGTAGCATTAGGATCTATAAGGAAGTTCTGAGGATTAATTGGACGTAAATACACTCCTACTTTTTCTACTTCTTGTACACCAATAGCAGAAATGTCTAAACCTTCCATTTGTTTAGTAGTAGGTACTAGTTCTTTTGTATTCTTAACAGTAAGTTCACCAATACCAGTACCATAGATAGAAGCTAGAAGAATTACATCTCCTACTGCTTTACGAACCTTATTCTTCTTGAAGCACTCTTTCATGTAACGCTTCATGTACTCTACATCAGCAGGATTCTGATCATTCATGTCATCATCTATATCAAATAGATAATCACCTTGACCAAAGACTGCTTCTTCTATTTCTGCAGTGTGGTTTTCAATAGCTTGTTGCAATGCAGGAGAGGTAATACGACTACGTTCTGATTGTCTAGTAGTGTCCTCTGCAGCCCAGATGCCACGCCACAAGCGTTCATATTCTTTCCAATCAGATAGATAATTGTCATCCCGATGATCACGCCACTCAGTAACGCTATCATTAATCCAATCTACTAATTTATTAGAACTCATTTATCTATTTCCTTTTTTTTAATGGATTAAAGCTTTCTAGTGGTGTATTCTTTTTATATCCACCAGAAGCATAACTTATAGCTTCTTCTTTAGATTTCATTGGTAGATAGTTACCAGTTCTTTTGTTATATTCCATAGCTTGATATGGATCTTTAAACTCGTAAAGTTCGCCTGTAGGCATCTGAACAATAGTAGGAAAAACATACCAATTACCTTTGTCATCTACTTCAGCAGACATCTTATGGGTAGAGAAAGAACCATCCTTATTCTCAATATAAGGGTATTCTTCTGGTTTTTCTATTCTATCTAAAAACTCTGGTTTATCCATATTTAAAATCCACTAACCATATCAAGAGGTTCGTACTGCTCTTCACTGTCATAATCATGAAAGTATTCTACTATCTGTATCTGATCTATGTATGCTACCGCATCAATCAAGTCATCATGTAACTGTGAGTTAGGAAAGTTAACTAACTGATCAATGAACTCATTATTCCAAGACCCATAGTTTAACGAGACTTTTCCGTGTTCAAAGCGACCCTGGAGAGCCCAGACGATTCGATCTGTTTTCTTTTGGTTACCATGAGTAACGTCATCAATCCTAAAGTAGTGATTGTGCCTACGCATAAGATCAGTAAGGTAAGGTAATGCTGCATTCTTTAGACTCCCTTTTTCAATACCTACAGCTACGGGTTCGTACTTAACAACTGCAGACATTATCTGAGAACAAGTCTCTTTAATATCCCACCTACCATGGAGTACATCAGCAATCCACCAACCACCATCATGTACCTTAACTACAGCAATCGCTGTCTCATCTAGTTTTTTATTCTTATTACCAGACTCTTTATCCACATTGATAAAGCCAGCCAAGTCAACAGCAACGAAATAACGACCTTCACTAGGTTCTTCTTCATCTATGTGTACCCATTCTTCTTTAAATAAATCTCGTGAGGCAGCTTCAAACGAAGCCATAAACTCTTGTCTAAACGCAAAGCTAGACATAGACAACTTAGCTGCTTCAATCTCATCCTTAGGAAGGAGAGGATTATCATAAGAAGTGTAGTGGAACGACTTCCAGTCAGGATCCTTCTCACCCTCACTGTACTTAAACAGTTCGTAGAAGTGGTTCCTACCTTTAGGGGTACCAATAAATAAAGCACCACCCCTAACGTCTGCTAACGCTGGTCTCAAGATCTGTTCGAACACTTGAGGCTTCATGTCAGCGTACTCATCAATTACTACATACGCTAAACCTACACCCCGAAGAGTATCTGGTCTATCTGAACCTTTAAGGTAAATCTTACGCCCATTAATTAGAGTTAACACCGAAGTGTTCTCGTGGGCAGATGCTGTGACATCTCTAGCTATCTCTTTAAGAAGAGACCAGAGAATATCCCTAGCCTGCTGATAAGTAGGTGCTACGTAGAACACATCCTTCTCAGTACTCTTCAGTGCCTCAATGATCAAGGTCCAAGCTGCTAGTCGAGACTTACCAAAGCGTCGACCTGCTGCTACTACTTTGAACCTATGTGGATCGTTGAATATCTCTAACTGTTTCTCATGAAGCTTTACCTGAAGATTAGCCATCTATTGGCTCCTCCTCTACATACTCAGCTTCAATCGGTTCGTCTTCGTTTTCTTTTATACCTACTTCACCTACGCCCATGATCTGAATAGTAATCCCCTTGTTACCCTTATTCTCTTTCTCGAAATAAGATGTAGGGATCATACGATCTATAAGCAGTTTGAGACAAGCCATCTGATCAGAGTCGTTGTCATCTAAAGCTTTGTCCATTACTTTCTTTACTACAAGAGTGCTCTTACCTGTGAGCATAGCAGCAAGAATCTCTTGCGACTTAGCCTTAGTCTTCTCTGGTAGAATAGCAGGTGGAGTGTAGTCCCTTTTAGGGGGAGCAACCTTAACGGTTAACCCAAGAGCAGCTCTAATCTTGTTAGTCTCCTCTCTACTTCTCCTACCTTTTCTACGAGGCTTGGTAGCCTTTGCCGTATCAATTGTTTCTTCAGTCATTAATTATTCCCAGGTTTAGACCTCTTGCGTTTTACTTCTTTATCTGCATTCTCTTTAGCCGAGACAACTCGAACGTTAGACTTCTTGTTAGAACCTCCTGAGTCTAGAGGCTTCTTGTGATCAGCTTGACGAGAGTCTCCTACTTTAAGTCCAGCTTCTTTACGAGCCTTGTTACGAGCAGCACGGTCTTTAACACGCTTCTTACTTTGTTCATGTTCCCACTCTAATTCTTTTTTATAATCTCGTTTGCCGTTCGTCATGTATGGCATGTCTCTCGCTCCGCTCGATCCACTAAAGAGTGGACAATAATTTACTAACTATGTAATCATTATAACACAGAAGAAACTAAAAGTCAAGCAAATTATGCTCACTGCGTTCGCAATTTAAGAAGAAAGATTTATTTTAAGATTTTGCTATGTCGGATATTGACTTTTATAGAAAAATATGCTATAATAGTACTATATAGTAAACACAAAGTAAAACAAATACTAAAATCTAGTATTTAGAATTAGAGTTACTTTGAGTAATGTCTCAGATCTATATAGTCTTGTATACGCCCTCCTTTGTTCGTTAGAATCCCTTCTCTTCTGGATAGTCCAATTTAGCCTTTGTTGTGTCTAAGTAGGTACATCATCAAAACCTTGTGCTCTTCATAGGATACCCCCCCCCTATCTTGTCTACATAGATGACTATGTCTTACCTTCGGTAAGTTAAAGACAGACTGAGTATGTGGTATGTGTAGTGTATGATATAGATACTATGCAGATATACTCACACTCTATCTAATTCTTTAAGTGTATATGTGTAATGTGGTGCACTATAGGTATCAATCTAGTTATTCTCTAGGTATCATCATATGTAGTATCTACACTATCTACATAATACTTTGTAGCTATTACATATTATAATATATGTTATTGATTATTAAAGTAAAATCCAATTCAAAATCATAGTTCAAAATCTAGTTGAGTCTAACGCTTTCTTATCACTCGCTTACGCTCGTTATACGACATCCTGTCGTGCTTGGTAGTGCACGTTTCGCTCGAGTCCCTCGCTCATTAGAGTATGGCATGACGGTCGCTGTCGCTACCCTGATAAACCTACGGTAGAGAGAGAGGATTACGCTATCCTTTGATAGCGGATTATACAGCTATTAACTTATAGATTGTAAATGACTTTCACTTCGTGAATTTTCTTTGTCGGAAAACGCCAAAGAAAAACGCAGCTCACGCTGTTCTTATGAAACAATTTCATTGCTCTTAGTTCTATGATTAAGATTATAGATTGTGTTTGAGTGTGACAACTAAGACCAATGAAATTCTTTCAACGAATCATTGACAACCTATAAGGTTAACTCTGTCGATGACGCAATCAGAGGACAACATAATCCTCTCATTATTATCTTAATCATCTTTATATGGAGTAACTTGTTATGGAAAATTTAATCTTATTATTAGTATTTATTGGTTGTTTGTGTGGTCTGTTTTGTATAGCTGATTTATGTGTTACACTTGTAGCTAAACGGAAACATGCTAAACATTCAAAAATTAATGGTTTCAATTATAAGCTTTAAAAACCGAACGAGGTAGCGGTTACTACCTCACATTTAAACTTTACTTATTAAAGGAAACAAATCATGTCAAACGCTACACTTAATACTTCAAGCTTTACCTTTCAAACAATTATCGATGGTGAGAAAGGCGAGACCTTGCAACACCTCGGTGCTCGTAACTTACTATGGCATGTAGGTGGTGCTATTGCTCGTCACCCTGTTACAAACGGTTACGGTTTATCTAAACAAGATATCATCGATGGTGGTGAGTTAGCTACAACACCAGACGAGGTGCAAGCTAAACAACCAGCAGACTTAGAGACACTAGTTTCTGCTTTCTTCTACCTACACTACACGCTAAGTAAATTAGCAGAGTTTGAGGATTACGATACACGAACAGGTGCTCCAATCAATCCATTCGCTTGGTATAACATCCCATCACTTGAGAGTTACATCCGTAACTTCCAAAACTACAAGGCAGGTCGAGTTAACACTCAGCGTCAAGACCAAGCTAGAGCATTAGGTATCAAGACTGATATCCCTTTGAAAGATGTAACATCAGAAGTAGATGAGCTGGTAGACCATGCTCTAACAGAAATCTTCGGTGTAACAAAAGAACCACGCTTAGAACATCTAAATGGTTCTTGTGATTACGATGACTTAGAGAATGCAATCGCAGAGATGAAGATTGACCCTCTGTATATCATTCATCAGTCAGCGATAGGTATGCTAGATCGTGCTAAGGCAAGCTTAATGGCAGGCAAAGCAGGTTACATTGACCCTGAGATTCTAGCATTCGCTCGTTGGACTTGTCGTCCACAACAAGGTATGGTAGCACCGCAAGACTAAGAATAGTTAATTGAACAAGCCCACCAGAATATCGGTGGGTTTTTTTACACCTAAAACAAAAGGAAGCAAGCTAGTCGCTTGCACTTCCGACACGAGACGGTCATTATGTTAATTGCCTTTGGCTTAGATTTAACCATCGCTAAAACCAATCCTGTTCCTAGTAATGTTCCTGGAGCTTGGTGGCAAAGGGCTTTCGGATAATGTGCTGGATAGGGCGAATCAATTAAGGAATTCAAAAATGAAATTACTATTAGGTTTAGTAAGTGTATTAATTATTCTAGTATCTGTTGACTTATCATCAAATGTGTGCTATGTAGTCCTAACAGATAGAAATGGGCAACAAACAATCCTAACAGGAAAGGATGATTACTATGTTAATCTCGAAGTATTCGACTGATACTCTCAACGAGATGTATTGTCATTTGTATTTTAAGAAGTTTAATAGACTTCCTAAAAGTAGTAGTAGTATAGACCGTAAGACCTTGATACAGTTAGTATCGAGTTTATCAACTAATAAGGAGCTTAAAGGAAATGAGACCGTTTACCAACAGCCAGTTCGTTAAAAACAATTGTGAAATACCTAATCTACATCCAGACTTTAAGATGAAGATAGAGCAGGGGTTCAACAGTTATGGTAGAGAAGTTATTCTAAAAAGATACTATGTAAAAGGTAGTGCCTTATCTATTACTAGTAGTATGACTATTATCAATGAAGAATGGTATCACTTATTCTCAGTTAGTAATAGTGGCTATATGCGTGACTACAATTCAACAGTAGCAGCAGCAGCTGGGCTAGTCCTCATCCGTAACAGTTGGGATGGTGAGCAAGCTGTAGTAGATGCTATGTATTACAAATCCAATCCCGTTAAACTAACCACAAAGAATGGGGTTCTTCGTAAAGGTATTTACAAACAAGTATCTAAACGTCTAAACTCAGAAAGATGGTGTAAGAGTGGTTACACTCATGAGTTACTTAACATAGTTATATCTGCTCAACATGAAGCATTAATTGCAGATCCAGATGCTCTTGTAAACCACATGAGCAATACCTACAACATAGAGTTATTCAAATGCCACTTGACAGGAGCAGTATTACCTTATTACTTAGGTAGAAACTATGAGTTCTCTGAGGGTATTCGTCAGATAAATGGTGCTCTTTCACCTACTGATTATGGATTCTCTCGTCACGAGTATCGTCACGGTTATATCTTTCTTCGTAATGACGAGTGCTTCATTCAAGGTAGAGTATACAAACGTAGTGAAGTTACTATGTGTGAGTGTCCTGTATGCCACAACGAAGTGCCTGACTTATCTATCATAGATGGGGCATGTTTCAAATGTAATGAGAATCTATATAAGATTCATAACTATAGCACCAAGGTTCCTGAGCTTCTTAAGTTCAAGGCTAAGAATGTTAAACCTTCTACTGTATATCTAGGTATAGAGTTAGAGTATGAGTCATCTGATCGTGATGTATCTAAGATCAAGGTAGGTAAAGCTTTACAGGGTCATGCCATTATGAAACACGATGGTTCTATCAAGAATGGCTTTGAGATTGTTACTTGTCCTGCTACTCTAGACATTCACCTTGAGGAGTTCAAGAAGTTCTATAGTTCATATGGTTCTCTTGGTCTGTTCCCTGACAAGAACACAGGTATGCATGTGCATGTGAGTCGCAAGCCTCTCAATGTATTTACCATTGGTAAGATGACTGAGTTCCTTAATCGTATGGATAACAAAACATTCATTGCTCACATCGCTGGTCGTATTGACAATCAATATGCTAGGATCACTGGTCGATCTGTTACCTTCCCATTCATCAATGGGCAACAAGGTGAACGATACAATGCACTTAACTTATCTAATCGTGATACTATTGAGTTCCGTATCTTTAGTACACCTAAGAATTGGGAAGAGTTCTCTGCTAGACTAGAGTTCTGTCAAGCATTGACTGACTACTGTCAACCAGCTCAAGTTAGTGTGCCACTCAAACAACTTACAGGACATCGTAGCTTTATGCATTGGGTCCTTAACAATCGTAAATCATATCCTGAATTATCTAACTGCTTGAAAGGATTCGCATAATGTGTATCGCTATTTATAAACCAGAGGGTAAAGAGATTCCTCAAGAAACTCTAGCTCAATGTTACAAAGCTAACTCTGATGGTGCTGGCTATATGTTCCACAAGAATGGTAAACTGTATGTCAAGAAAGGTTTCTTCTCTTTCGCTGACTTCTGGAAATCATATCGTCGTGATAAGAAGAAAGAGACGGTCATACATTTCCGTATCAAGACACATGGCTTAATCAATGAGGCTAACTGTCATCCATACAAGATCAATGACAACTTTGCATTCGTGCACAATGGTATGATCTCAGGGTACACTGATCCTAATAAGTCTGACACTTGGTTATTCAATGAGGATATACTACAACCATTCGTTGACAAGTGGGGCAACTTAGGTTTATTCCAAGACCCTATACAAAAACTTATCGAGGCTCGTATCGGTTACTCTAAGTTAATCTTTATGGATAACACAGGTAATACTAAGATCTTTAATGAAGACAAGGGTGTATGGGATAACGATGTGTGGTATTCTAATTCTAGTTACAAGAAACCAGCACCTTATGTTCCACCACCACCTAGCACATATTATCCAACTCGTCAAGCTTCTTTGTTAACTAATCGTTACTACGATAACAAACAAACATGGGCTTACAAGAAAGAGAACATAGCACTAGGTGAGTTAGTGACTCTGCTTAGTGGACAGTATGATGCAGGCACTAAGTCTTACTTCCCTAAAGATTCTGTATGGGAGATCGTTGCAGTTAATCGTGACTACTCAGTAGACTTAATGGCTGACTCAGCTGATGAGAACTCTGATGTTCCTAACTTCCTCTACAATGTCAAGTTCATGGACATTGAGTTGTTAGAAGAAGATTATGAGGCACCAGTAGAACCAGTAGTTATTTATCCTTATGGAGTAATCTAATCATGTTAGAATTTAATAAAGGTGAAAGACTTGTAGTAACTGAAGACTTTGACTATGATGGTACATCTTTCTTAGCAGGTATGACAGGCACTGTCCTTAAGTTTCACACAGATAGGGGCTATGCTGGTATAGTATCTGTTGAATGGGATCATGATGATAAACAAAACTTCCACTCATGTGGTGGACTTAGTTTAGTTCAACGAGGATATAACCTAGATGTACACGAAGCTAAGTTAGGTCCTATTACTACTGATATTAAGGCTAACCCTTTACCTGATGATCCTAGATTGCGTGGTATTGCCATCAAGATTAAACAGATGGAGACTAGATTCAAGATTCAACAATTACAGAAACTAAAACAAAAGGAGCAAGAAGATGAAGTTTATAAAAGTGTTTCCTTACAAGATGGGGTCATCATCAGCGAAAGCCCTAGCTCAGGCTCTTGGGTGCCGACGAGTTCGTTCTAGTTACGAAGCCAAGCGTAGAGATATTATCATTAACTGGGGAAACTCTCGTCTGTCTGAGAGTATGCCTTATGTAGAGACTGATCTCAATAAGCATAGTGCTATTGCTATAGCATGTAACAAACTAGATACATTCAATAAACTGTATGAACATGAGTATCCATATCTACCACAGTATTGTCTAAGTAGATATCAGGCATCTAACATGCTCTACATAGCTACAGAAGGGGGCGAACGATTAGGCAAGGAGTCTATATATTGTAGAACTTCCTTGACAAGTCACAGCGGAGGTGGTATAGTAATAGCTAAGAACATCCTTGATCTAGTCGAGGCACCCTTGTATACTCTTGGTACTAAACATAAGTATGAGTATCGTGTTCATGTATTCAGAGAGTCGGTCATAGATGTTCAGCAAAAGAAACGTAGACTTAATTGGACTGGAGGTGACACTGGCATTCGTAATCACTCTAACGGTTATATCTACGCTCGTGCTGATATTAACTATCCAGTAGAGATAGAGCAAGCTGCTATCAAGGCTGTTAAGATTCTAGGTCTAGACTTCGGTGCAGTCGACATTGGTTATCGTGAACGTGACAACAAAGTATTCTTATTTGAAGTCAACACTGCTCCAGGTCTTACTGGAACTACGTTAGAGAAATATGCACAAGCTTTCAAAGATTATTTAAATTAAAGTCTATGGGGGAAAGTAACATCAGTAGCTGGGATGAGCTATGCAAGATGTTATGAGTACCCCACCCATTTATTAAAGGAGAAGAATGATGAATGATGCTTTAGAAATACTAGATGAATTAGAAAAGATATTAGGTATGCATTATGTGAATGATGCTGAACTACTCTCAATTCTATTTCAGTATGTAGAACAAAAACGATTTGAATTTCAACCTTCATGTGGAGAATGTGCATCATGAGATGTCAAGCGTGTGATTGTGAACTAAGTGACTACGAAGCTACTCGAAAGGATCATCATGGTACTTACTTAGATCTTTGTAGTGACTGTTATTTCACTGTGAGGGACGAAGTTCCGAGCACTAGTCGTAAGGATTTAGAGACTGTTGTTTCCATTGAATCAGAGGAGATACCAGAAGTTAATGGAAATTAGGAGAAGTTATGGCACAATTCATTAGACATCTGCCTTGTCCAAAGTGTGGTAGTAAGGACAATTTAGCTGAGTATGATGACCACTTCTTTTGCTTTGGGTGTAAGTATACTAAGCACAAAGATGACATAAAGTCAATACGTGAGAGAGTAAATAGTAGAGATAGTATCCCTATTACTAATCCGTCTAACTCTCCAACTCTTACTTATGATTTACCTAAAGAACCTAAACAATGGCTACTTAAATATGGCATTACTAACG